TGAATATGACCATGTTGGAGATGTTAATCCAGACTGGTTTAGTGTGATAACTGTGGGAGTTCCATCAGTCGCCAAATTATAAGAACTGTTCGCACCAGAGATAGATGCTGCCGCAGATGTAATTGTGGCAACGTTGTACCATCCTGTACCACTCCAAATGTATAATCTATTGGTTTCTTGAACAAATGCCATTTTACCGGAGGTGTTACCTGACAACGGTAATTCTGCAGCAGTCGCATATGATGCAGTAGCAGTCTGTGCAGCCTGTTCTACCAACCGAATTTCTGATAATGATGCGAGAGGTACTGCTGGCGCCCATGTGCCAGATATTTCTGAGTAGACGTACTTTTTCCCAAATTCATTATGGGTTTGTCCGTCTCTAGCGGTTGATGGGAATGCCATTGGGTATTTCTCCAATTATTGATATACACTACTCTATTATTTATAAGATTAATAGCCGTAAAAAAGGGGACCGAAGTCCCCTTTTAATTCTTACTATGTAAGACTACTGATTAAGCAGCAGTTTCCATCAAACCGTCGACACGGAAGATGCGGTAGTAAGTGTTAGAGCGGTTAGCACCCTTGCCACCATCCAACTCAACGGTTGAACTAGAGAATGGGTTAGCGACCATGCCGTAGCGGGTCTTGAAACCGATCTTTGGCTGGAATGAGTTCTCACCAACAGCACGAACCATCGTCAATGGAACGTATGGGCAGTAGAACAAACCAGCGTCGTATGCGGAAGTACCACGATAACCGACGTTGATGTAGTCAGCAGTTGCATATGGGTCGATATAGACCTTTGTGCGACCGTTCAAAACACCAGCGAAAGTATTACCTGTGTCATCAACATTCAAGTTAGTTGCCAAAGCAGGAGTGTAGTCCAAAACACCAGCAGCTGCAAGAGCAGAAGCGACGTCTGAAGAACAAACGATAAAGTTCCCCTTACCACGACGTGTAGCTTTAGCGATAGCGTTTGCTTCACGTTCGATTTGCATCAACAAACCTTTGTACTTCTCAGCAGACCAACGACCATCAGCATCTGTAGACAAGTCAAAGATACCAGGAGTTGTAACGTTAGAAGTCTGAGCACCCAATTGTGCTTTAACGTTGATAGTGCGAATAACTTCACGGTTGATTTCAGCGAGGATTTCAGCAGACAAAATGTTTGCCAATTCGCTTTCAGCGTCAAGACCATGAACTGCTTTCAAGTCTTGTGCCAATTCCATGGTGTACTCAGCCTTCAAAGCACGTGTCTTTGCAGTCACGGTAGCTTTTTCGATTGAGAATGCCATTTGAGCGAAGTCAGCAGAACCGCCGCCTGTGCCCAATGCTTCACCAGAAGCAGTAGTCATAGCTTCGCCGACGCCGAATGGATCGCCAACGGTATCGGTATCGGTGCCATCACCAACTAGTGATGAAGAATCGCCACCTTGTGTACCAGTACCTGAGAAACCAGTATTTGCTTCGCTGAATAGAGCTTCATCACCGCCTTGGGTAGTGTAGCGTGACTTCATTGCGAAGATCAAACCTGTAGGACCTGACATTGGTTGAACACCAGCGATGTCATATGCCATTAGGTTAGGCATTGCACGACGAACCAAAGAGATCAAGATTGGATCCCAGTTTGCCATGTTACCAGTACCACCAGTGGTAGCGTTAGATGGAGCAGCTTCGGTCAACTGGAAAGACTGTTGAGCACGCTCTTCAGCCATAGCACGCTCTTGGTTCTCAAGAACCAAAGCTGTAACGGCTTTACGATAGCCGTCTTTAATTTGAGGAAGTTCTGAGTGCTCGATAACTGGAGCCCACTTTTCCTGTAGAGATTCTGAATTGAACATTTATTGTTCTCCTATGTGATTATTTGGTAGTTTTTGAAAGCGCTGAAACGTAGCGAGACATCAATGGAGAAGACTCCACGATAACACCCTTTTCGTCGGTAGCGATATCTGTTGACTCATCAATTGCGACTGTTTTAGCAGCCTTGAAGTAGGATTCCTTAACAATAGAAACTTTCTTAGCGAATGTCTCTGATGTCTCAAAATCAACATCTTCTACTAACGATTTAAGTTTAGCAGCATCGGTTTCAACCATGCCCTGAGTTGCCTCAGCGATGATCTGTTCACGACGTAGGTCTGCGACTTTCTCAGTTAGTTTGATATTGTCTTCAGTTGATTTGTTGAGTGATTCCTCGAGTTCAGCAACTTTACTTGCCAAATCGTCAACCAAGTCATACTTAGTTTCTGGAACTTCAACATAATGTTGTTCGAAGAGACCCTTCAAACCAGTAATGAAAGACTCTGCAATCTCAGCACGTAGGCCGGTTTCGACTGCAACTTTGTTTTCTTCCATCCAGCTTTCTACAACATATGATAGGTATCCGTCAACCTTTTCGACCAAATCAGTTTTGATTTGTTCTACTTCTTCTGAAAGTTCAGTGGTGTACTGTTCTTCCAAACGGTCGATTTCTGCAGATAGTTTAGACTTAACAGCAGCTTCGAAAATGACTGCGGCTTTATCTTTAAACTCTTCTGATAGTGCTTCGTCTTCAGAAACGAGTGCATTCAAGTCTTCTTGGAAGTCGACTTTAATTTCCACTTTGGTTTCTTCTGCAACAGCAGTATCTTCAGCGACAACTTCTTCGGTTGTTTCTTCTGCGTCTTCTTGGACACTTGTCAATTTGTCATAGAGTGAAGTTAGTTCTTCTTTTGTCATCTGTGACATAGCTTTATAAGAAGCATTAATTAGACCAGCTTTGGTCTTAGGTGCTGCAGCTTGTTTCGGAGCAGACTTCTTGATAGAAGCGACTGTCTCGTCGTTAGCTTTATCACCATTAACTTCTTTTTCAGCATCTGCAGCTTCTTCTACAGAATCAGCATCTTCGGCGACAATGTCAGTAGTTTCCTCATCAGAAACTTCAACATTCTCCACCACTTGCTCATCCTGGAGTTCTTCTACAGTAATGTCTTCAGCGACTAGATCAAGTTCTTGATCTTGCTTTTTCTCTGACATTAGCATACTCCTATAAGGTTAAAGTTTTGAGAGGAAATCTTGGAAGACACGCAGTTTCGCTTCGGAAAGTTCACTGAATTTTGCCTTTTTAATTTCTGTCTCATATTTCTCAATTTGCTGAGCTTTTAGCAACCCGTTGTCCCATATCCATTCGACACCTTCCATGATTCCATTAACGAAAGCATCATGTGCGGAAGGATCCTGTACAATATCTACGGTTGATAGCATAAAGTCGTTTCCAACTCTCATAACGCCATCGCTGCCTTTCTCAAGACTACCCATACCACGACTAGAGACGCCCAATTGAACACCACCTTCGAGCAGACCTTGTACGATCTTTCCCATAGGAGTATTTAAAATGGACGCCTTTCCAATCACATCATTTCCTTCAAAGTGAAGATCAGTGATGCGATGTGAAACTTTATCTAAGTTAATTGTAGGACCATCAGGATGATTCAACTCACCAACTGCACGTCCTGTTTTAACTTGTTCGGTTACATACTTATTAACTGCAGACTCCATGATTTTCTTCTCATAGATTCTGCCGTTGCGGTTCGCTTTTTCCGCTTGCATGAATACACCTTCGATGGCGTATCCTTTAGTTCCATCTTTCTTAGCTTCAGTTAGTACCTGAATGCTAGAGTCAAGATGTTCTGTAATGAGTTTCATGTATGTAACCCTTAAAAATTATTCTTCTTCGGATGATAGTTCTTCACTATCACTAATTTCTTCTTCGGAAGCGCCACTACCATCATATAGACTTGATGCGATCTCGATTCTACGAGTCTCTAATGCATCACTCATTTTATCTGCGACTGCAAAGTCAAATGCAGATTTAGCTGAGGTATAATCCTTATCAGCTAAGGCGTCAATGATTCCTCTAATATGTTCACTCATAACAATTTATCTCCGATTTAAAATCTTCTGTAATTATATTTATACAAATTTGAATCTTCACTTATTCAAATCTACCTCTTCAGCATCATCGTCTTCTTCTGGGGCGACACGCATATTACCACCTGCTGGATTAGGCGCAGGAATATTCAAAGGAACTTCTTCTGGGTCCTGAGATTCTTTTTCCTCATCCATCTCTTCCTGCATCTTATCGATTTCTTCATCGTTCATACGCAAGACAGTTCGTTTAACCCACTCACGTGAGAAATATGTTCCGACATAGTTTTCCATCAACTGAAGTGTATTGAGTCGCTCACGCAACATCTCTGAATCTTTTAGTTCTGAGAAGTGGTTATCCTCAATATAGTCGATAGCGAGTTGTTCTTTAATATCTTCCCAGTCTTCTCTATTAATAATACCCTTTAGAATCAACTGAGTCTTAAGCAAGTCCATGAACATCAATGCGAAACGTTTACGCAAACGATTGACAAACTTCTGGAACTTCAATTCATCACGAGTAATCTCACTGGAGCGACCCATAGAGAACTGAGACTCTTGCTCTAAACGGTTGACCGGAACGTTTAATGATTTATACAACTTCTTCTGGAAGTATATAATATCATCAATCTGACCTAAGTTCTCACCGCCTGGTAAAGTAGAGATCTCTGTACCACGACCACCTTCGCGACGTGGCAACCAGAAGTCTTCTAACATAGACATATGTTTACGATCGTCTTTGATCTCACCAGTCTGTGCATCGTATACCAACTTGTTACGATACTGAGACATAACTCCACGCAGATATTCTTCTGCTTTACCCTTTGGTAAGTTACCAACGTCAATATAGAAAATACGACGTTCTGGGGCACGAGACAAACGATAGATGACCAAAGAGTCTTCCATCATGCGTAATTGGTTGACTGGTTTCAACGCCTTCTGCAAGTGTGACAGTACACGTTTACGTGAAGAATCTAGTAGACCAGAAGTCGAATAACAAATAGCATCTTTACTAATCTTAAGAGCCTGTGTGCTCTTCCCATTGGTCATATCTTGGTATACGAAATATTCTTCAGACCCTGATACCATAGCCATGCCAGTTGCCTGATCACGTTTATCTTTCTTAACCTCACGCACTTTGCGAATCTTGGTAGGATCAATAGGACGCAGTTCAAGAATACCCTTCTTGGTATTTTTTTCGTCTACGATGATATGATAGAACAATCTACCATCTACGTACCACTTACGGAAAATCTCATGTCCGTTTTGATTGAAGTTCAATAGTGATGTAACTTCATCAAATGATTCTTTGATAAGTTTTTTAACTTTATCTGGTTGTTCCAAGTCGTCCATGATAATGTCGACTGGAGTTGAGTCTTCGTCTGATACGATAGCCTCATTAACAATATCTTCGATCGCAGCATCACACTCCGGATGTTCAGCAATCTGTCGGTATTTTAAAATTAGGTCTGCATCGGTCTTAGCAGCAGTACCATCAAGGTCTACATATGATCCGAAGTAACCACCAGCCGTGACGACGCCAGCACCATCTTCGTTCTCTTTAGGAACAAAGGATACTTTCTTCTTCTCTTCTGCTTCTTCAGACTTTCGTTTGATTTCAAAACCGAATAATTCCATACATTTACCTATACAATATCAATATAAAATGGGGAGAGACATCCCTCCCCACTCTTTTACTTATACAACAATTTTAGGTCGTTGTATTAGATTCCCAGTAAGTAACTTGGAATTCAACCGTAAACTCTTCGATCTGGTCGTTACTTTCGTAAGACAATTCGATCGGAGAGATGTTTGAAGGCCAAACACTACGGAAGTCGTAACGTTTAGTCGTCTCACCTGCCTTGTTCAACTGCTCAACCACCATATCGGCGACATATTCAGTTGGGTTTGCAAGACCTGTGTTTTGACTGTGTGAGTTGATACCGTTCATCCAACGCTCCATTGCATTACGAACATCCATCGTGGAGTCGTTAATGATGGTCACTGTCCATGGTTCAAATGTACGGTCACCTGCAATTTGCAACTGACGTCCACGGAAAGGAACCACTACTGGAGCAATTGTTGATCCTGGAAGTTGTGCAGCCTTACACATGAATGAGGTCAACTCAACGTTACCACCAGCATAGCCAGGGAAGTTTAGAGTCGCCTTAAACAAGTTAGGGCGGGCACCGCCGCCGAGTAACTTCGCTTTGAAGTCGTCTACGCCTAGAATAGCCATATGTTATTCTCCTATTATTAATTAAGCGCCGGTACGACCAACGATCTCAGCGAAGTCAACACCAGTACGAGTAGCGATGAAGTTCAAAGAGATAAAGTTGATAGAACGAGCCGGTTTGATGTAGATGTCAGCAACGAATTCGTTACGATCAACTACTTCACCAGTGTTATTTGTGGAATCGCAAACAACCAAGAAGTCGGTTACACCACGACGACCTTTGACGTCACGCATAAACGGTTCAACCATGTTCTTGAACATCGCACGAGTAAACTCGTCGTTGAACTCGAACAATTGGTATTTAGCTGCAGTTGCAATAGCCTTTTCCAAGACGATAAACAAGCGACGAACGTTGATACGATCGAATGCACTTGGTTTTGATAACATGGTCTTGTCGCCGAATAGGACTGTACCTTCTCCAGGGAAAGAGACGATTGGGTTAACTCGACCTTTGTATAGTGTATCGCGATCAGCTTTCTTTGGATTGAAAGCAATTTTAGTGATACCCAACAATTGTCCACGAGTGTAACCAGCTGGCGACCACCATGCATCATTACTCTGATCTGTTTTAGCACATAGACCAGCGGTATGACCACAAGCCGGAATCCAACGGAATACATCCTTATACTTGTCATATACTTTCAATGCAGTAGAATCCATGACCGCATATGAGGTTGATGGCAACTGAGCCACATGAGTCATAACGTCAATCGCTGGTTGTTGAGTACCAACAGTTGCTGCGACAGGGGGAGAAAGAAATAGGACTACATCTTTACGTGATTCTGCGATAGTAATGAGGTTACTAGATAAGGTAACTCCATCTGCACCAGATGGAATCGGACCTGAGATTAGTAGGTTCACATCTACAGTTTCTGAATCTGAGAACATATCAAACCCAGTTAGGATTTCTCCAATAGTAGGGTTATTATCATCTGTTCCACCAGTTAAATTTACATTTTCGCCAAGGATGGTCCCGACAGTAGTAAATGAAATCCCATCAGACGCATCTCTTCCAGCATCTGCTAGAATTGAATTGTGATCTAAGAACCAAATATATGCAGATGATCCGTTGATTACATCGACATAATAGTTAGTTGTTCCGTCTGTTTTTCTAGCGTCCGATGCTTGAGAAACTGCTGAAAACTTTTCCAACACGGTCCCTGGAGTACCAGTCCATATACCACTGCTATCAATAACGACGATGTGAAGTTCGTCATCGGTTGATCCTAATTCTGAAGCATATTCGGATGTTCCTGGAGCATTATCGAACAATCCTGCGTGATCAAATGCAGCCCAAGCTGTAAGGCTTGCACTACACACCTGAACTTCGATACCGTTACCTAGAGCACCAGGATACTTAGAAGCCCAGTCGCCCTTTCCGGTCTTGGTAACTTCGTCGTAATGGTCAGCATTCTTAATTAGAATACTTGAACCACCCGAAGTAGCGTTAGTGTGGCCAGAAGCTACACGAACGACCTTCAATGCGCCAGCATATTTCAGGAATGATGCAGCAGTTAGAAAATAAGAGAAAGTGTTGTTATCTGGTGTCCCGAAGATCGAGGCAAGTTCTTTTTCTGAACCTACGGTTGTGATCTGTTCGACAGGACCCCAGTTGAATGCACCAGCGATACCACCAATAGATGTGGATACGGCAGGTACTACGTTTGTTAGGTCAATTTCCTTGACCGCAACGCCTGGAGATACTTGAAAAGCCATAGTCGGTTTCCTTTGCAAAGGGTTAAATTATGAGTACTCATGATACGGTTTGTTCATCAATACTTATATTTATAAAATTCCGATTTTACGTATTTATAATATATTATCCCGATTTACAGAAAACCATCTGTCGCCGCCTACGACCTCAGAAACCTCTTCTACTGTTTCGGTTCTTCCATCGTCAATGATTCCGAATGGCAGTACATCATTTTCAATAGATAACATTTTCTCGGCAAACAACATCTGCCGTACATTAATATCAGTTTCGTCAAGGAACATCTGTGTTGTAGAGTACCATCCAAATAGAACCAAGTTCATCATCAGATCGTCATGACTGTTATCAGTCGCTTCATATGAAGACCCCTTAGCTACAAAGGTCGACATTTCTATGATAGTGTCAGCATCAACAATCTCGAGTTTATGTTGTTCTATCAAATCTTTGATGTTACTGCATCCAATACGTTTTACCTTTTTGTTCATGGTACATCCCAATCCACCAGCTTTGATGGTAGACTCCATGAACATTTCTTCATACTCTAGTTCATAATATAGTCCATTACATACCACAGACCCTTGATCATTACTTTCGATAACGACATATGCCTTGTTAAAGTGATTCGCCCACTTATATATCATATCAGGAAACAACAACGGAGATATCATGTTATCACGGAAAACACACACTTGCTTGAATGGTCGTTCGGTGATATCGATAATGTTGAATGTAGAATAGTCTTGCCCACGACCCTTCGCGACATCGACGAACATCAAATAATTATGATCCGGATCAGGTTTGGCGTACATCTTAACATTACCCTGTTGCATAATGGGTATCTTAGCTTTGAGATTAAGCAGTACTTCTGCGGAAATGAGTGTATTACCTGATCCATGGAAAGTGTTACCAAATTCTTGATTAAACTGTAACTCTGATGTGTTAGCGATAGTCTGTTTCTTCCACTCCTCGTCGCGACCAGGAACGTCCCACCAGTCGACACGGAATGGTTTAAATTCGTTGGTTCCTTGCACTGCGCCTTCCCAGATCTTGTGGAAGACATTACCGATTCCATTCGCAGTAGATGTAATGATAATACGTGTGGTCTTGCCAGAAGATACGACAGGATATGTAGAAGTGTAAAACGTAGCATCATTCTCAACGAATGCAAACTCGTCTAGGAACAATAGGTTAACGGACATACCACGAATGGAAGACCCTGAAGTAGCGGATGCAACAATCTTGGAGTTGTTACTAAACTCGATGGAACGTTTGTTCAGTGCTTTACATCCTGGCTGCAAGAAGAACGGAAGGTTCTCAAGTGCAAGTGTCACCCGAGATAGCATCTCTTGAGAAGTCGCTCCCTTGTTTGCAAGAATAGCGATGGTCTGCTCTGGTTTGAATATTGCGTACCATAGAAGATATACCACAGAAGAAATGGACTTCCCGGACTGACGACACGCCAACACGATCGAAAATCGATTCTGATTGAAGTGTTGAAACATCTTACCCTGATATGGATATAGATTGAATGGAACCAGACCTTTGTCAAGGTTGATAACCTTAATGTACTTCGTTGCAAAGTACTCCGGATCGTTCATGCAATGTAGATACTCGTCCAGCTCCCATTTAGTAAACGTCTGCTCTACACCATCACGCTTTACATTAGGATTGCCAAGGTATCCATCTACATTATTCTTTATTGTCGTTAGACTCATTATCAATTACCTGTGCGTTCTGCTGAGCGATTATATATCGTTGTAAGTCTGTGGTAGATCCAACAAACACATTGTTATTGGTTATCTGCCCAGCAACTGGAGGCGATGCTTTACCACTATTATTATCGTTCTTTTTAGTTTTAACAGCATCCACATTCTTATGTAGCGACATAAGTTTATCGGTCATATCCGACACATTCTTTAACATTCCACCAAGAACCTCATACGCACGAGGATGGTCACTTTGAATGGCGAGTTCCATCATATGATCGATCGCATCCTGACCTTTATCTACCAACTTTTTATACGTATCTCTGGAGTATGTATAATCATCATTAACATCTTCCATAGACTCGTCAGTAGCAGCTTTGGTGGAAACCGCTACTGATTTGTTACGCTCAGCAACCTCTTGAGGAATATGTTTTGTCATTTTAGACAAGAGTTCATCAGATTTATTAGACATAGTATAACTCATTATATTAATAGAAGTGTGATGGAGTAGAGATCATTCGCTGAGCGCCAGATGTAGCTCCTACGATAGATTCATTTAGCTCGAAGAGTCCTGCGATGTCTACTACAGTTATGACATTTTCTTCGATCTTAATGACGTATCCAGTCGCTCCACTATTAGCTCCAGTTAGCGTTTCGCCTTTTATAAAGGATATTCCATTGCCAGATTGTTCTGCTGAATATAGCTCTAGAACCGCTCGGCCTGTCAACCCGAAGAAACTAATTGATTCTTCAATTTCATAATTACCTTCAGCATTTGATGTCTTAGGAATAACCGCCACACTTTGTGTCTCATATCCATTGGGGTTGATCGTATCCAAAGTATTGACAATAGCTTTCTTAATAACACCAGTCTTACGCTCTGGACCATAGAACCTAACTTTGGCGTCGAACGAAAGTGTATATATGATCGCCCTTCGTGACATGAAATCGCCTTCATAGTCTTCAGACATATCTATGGAAGATAACGTGATAGGACAGTCTGTCTTAACTAGATCTGAGAATCCCTCTTTAACCGTGATGGTGTATTCTGGCTGAAAATATGGGACGATCTGTTCTAATATCTGAAGCGCATCATCTTGGTTCTTTGCCATAATACTCAAACTTAGTGAGATATTATATGGTGCATAAGTATAGAACATGCTTTCATTTGAAAGTATTCTATTATTTCTATTGAGTTTTGATTGAGTGTCGTAAGAGATGTTCAATATCTCGAATGACATCCTTGGTAATTTAATAGCAACTTTCGGAGCTTCCAGATCGGTCTGCTCATCGATACGAGCTAAGAATTTATCTTTCGGCCCATATGCAAGCGGAACACGTAATGAAGACCCTCCAGTACGAATTACTCGAATATCATTAAACAATGATCCAAATACAGATACGAACCTACGTATCGTTCCATGATAAAAGTGTCCGCCAAACATTAGATTTCTCTTCCGCCGAATTGGAATCCATACGTAGTCACGAATTGTACTGTACCCGCAGTTCCATTTGTGCCAGTTCTATTGAATAACTTATACGTGATTTCTGTACCAACATCTTGACCATGCGTATCTTCGTATATCACATGATAACTATTGTCAATTGACGATACGATGAATCCGTAGATATCTGTTGCCGTACCATCAACTACTCTTTGAATGACTACCGGACCTTGAGCGCCAGACAAAAGTACTGATGGTGCAGATAATCTGATCTGAATTTCTTGGTATTCGTCTGATGTGGTAGTTAATGTGAATTCTACTGGTTGATCATTATGCGTGAATTCTTCTCCATTTATACCGATGACTGGACCAACATCTCCATATGGAATAGTGAAGTTGCTAGACGCCCCGGCATGAAGATTATATAGTTCACTAAAGTTGTTATTAACTTTAATCATTGCGCCACGTAGTGTATCTCCAGTTCCGTCGTTCGGTAAAGATCCTACAAAAATTGTTTCTTTTGCCATAATTCTATTATTCCCTATCTGCAGTAATTAGTGTATTATCAACTGTTTCTGTATCTATTGATACAACTAGTAGAGGAGTGTCGCCTAAGGCAGAAACCGCTGATGTAAATACAGTTCCTCCATATGCAATACTCGGATCTCCGAACGGATTACTCTCACTAAAGTCGATAATTGAATCCGCATTAACCTCGAATTCTCTGTTCTGTGTCTGTTGATTCTGTGGGAAGGTGTAGTCAACATCTGTATCATCTATATCGTATATACGATTGACCATCCAACTTGAACGAGAAGTTTGTCCGACTACACGAACTCCCTCTTGCATCT